AAGATTATCGCTGCGTCCACATCAAGTTCCGCCATTCGTGGTGGTGCATTTAACATTGTATTCTTGGATGAATTTGCTTTCGTTCCAACCAATATTGCGGAAGAATTCTTCAACTCTGTTTACCCTGTAATTTCATCAGGTAAAAAGACAAAGATTATTATTGTGTCCACACCTAACGGTATGAATCTATTCTACAAACTATGGATGGACTCAATTAACAAGAAGAATGACTACAAGCCATTTGAAATTCATTGGTCTATGGTACCAGGTCGTGATGAAAAATGGAAAGAAGAAACCATCCGAAACACCTCTGAGAGACAATTCAAACAGGAGTTTGAAACAGAGTTCTTGGGTTCTTCAAATACTTTGGTTTCCGGATACAAATTACAACAACTGGTCTATGTGGACCCTGTTGCGAACCACGATTTGTTGAAAATCTATGAACATCCAGTCAAAGAAGGTGTAAATGAATCTAAATCTGACCACCTATATTGTATAACAGTGGATGTATCTGAAGGTAAGAACCTAGACAGTTCGGCATTTTCTGTCATTGATATCTCACAGACACCATATAAACAGGTGGCCACATATAAGAGTTCGTCAATCACACCAATATTGTTTCCTACGGTCATCTACAATACAGCCAGATATTACAACGATGCATATATTCTGGTAGAAATTAACAATAATCCACAGGTTGCAGACTCACTACACTCAGACTTTGAATATGAGAACCTATGGAAAATATTTACAGGCAACAAAAAACCTCAACAATTGTCTGCTGGTTTTGCCCGTGGTATTCAAATGGGTCTGAAAATGTCTCCACAGGTCAAAGCAATTGGTTGTTCCAACCTAAAAACTTTGATTGAGGGTGACAAACTATTGATAAATGACTTTGACACCTATTCAGAATTAACAACTTTTGTTCAACAAAAGAATTCTTTCTCTGCGGAAGAAGGTGCAAATGATGACATGGTAATGTCTTTGGTTATCTTTTCATGGGTAACAACTCAACAGTACTTTAAAGAAATTGTCAACCACGATATCCGTAAACAAATTCAACTGGAAAGTATGAACCAGATGGACGATGATGTTCTACCTGCACCGATCATTGAAGATGGTTTAGAACACGATTTCGAAATAGTGGGTGGTGACATATGGGAAGTTGCAGATGGTGGTGAAGTCTATGCAAGTTTCACAAGAAAAATGATGGAGAGGTTGTAAATCCAGCCTTTCATAAATATACTTATGGTATTTTGCCAAAAGAACATAATAATTCAAGGAGAATAAAATGGCATTTCAAATCTCTCCAGGCGTAAATGTATCGGAGATCGACCTAACTACAGTCGTTCCATCAGTACAAACTACGGCCGGTGCATTTGCTGGAACATTTCAATGGGGTCCAGCAGATAAAATAAAATTGATTGGTGATGAAATAACACTTGCGAGCACATTCGGTAAACCAGACACATCTACAGCAACATCTTTTTTCACTTGTTCCAATTTCTTGGCTTACGGTAACAGTTTAAGTGTTGTCAGAGCTGTTGGTACAGCAGCAAGAAATGCTTATGGAACCGGCACGGCTGTACAAATTAAAAATGAAGATGTATATGAAGCTACATATTTGTTGGCAGGCAATTCAAACACATATGGTTCTTTCGTTGCAAGATATCCAGGCACACTAGGAAATTCATTAGAAGTTCAAGTTTGTGCTACTAGTGGTCTGTTTTCAGCTTGGGCATATAGTTCATATTTTACTTCTGCACCAGGCACATCAGAATATGCAACATCTGTGAGTGGCGTATCAGATGAAATGCACATTGTTGTTATTGACAAATTAGGTAATATTACTGGTGTTGCAGGAACAGTTCTAGAAACATATGGTTTTGTTTCTGCTGCATCAGATGCCGTAATAAATGGTACATCTAATTACTATAAACAAGTTATTTTCAATAACTCAAAATATGTTTATGTAATGGATCCAGTTGATTATTCAACAACAAGTGCAACATGGGGCACAACAGCGTTTGGTAAAACTTTTGCTGATCCTGCAGCAATAGCAGTAGTAACACTATCAAATGGCGTTACTGCTCCACCAACAGATGGAAATTTACAAACCGCATATGACTTATTTGTTAACAAAGAAGCTGTTGACATTTCATTAGTATTGACTGGTGCTCATAGCGTTACAGTTCAACAATATGTAATTGACAATGTTGCAATTTCTAGAGCAGATTGTGTTGCATTTGTTTCTCCAAGATATGTTGATGTTGTTAACCAAGGTGGAAGTGAATCCACAAATATTACAAACTGGTTATCTGCATTGTCAAGATCATCTTCATATGTTGTTGCAGATTCTGGTTGGAAATATCAACTAGACAAATACAACAATACATATCGTTGGATGCCATTGAATGCTGACATTGCTGGTTTGTGTGTTAATACCGATACAGTAAGAGATCCATGGTTCTCACCTGCTGGTCTAAACCGTGGTGCTATTAAGAACTGCGTTAAATTGGCATGGAACCCAACCAAGACATTCCGTGATGCATTGTACAAACAAGGTGTAAACCCTGTTGTGTCTTTACCTGGCCAAGGTACATTGTTGTTTGGTGACAAAACATTGTTGTCAAGACCATCTGCATTTGATAGAATCAATGTTCGTAGACTGTTCATTGTTCTGGAAAAAGCAATTGCACAAGCAGCAAAATATTCATTGTTTGAATTGAACGATGAATTCACCCGTGCTCAGTTTACTGCTTTAGTAGTTCCATTCTTGCGTGACATTCAAGGTCGCCGTGGCATTACAGATTTCAAAGTTGTTTGCGATTCAACAAACAATACAGCACAAGTAATTGACAGCAATCAATTTGTTGGTGATATCTACATCAAACCTGCTCGTTCAATTAACTACATTCAGTTGAATTTTGTTGCTGTTGGAACTGGTGTTGACTTCACTACAGTTGTTGGCGCAGCCTAATAAATAAAACGACAATAGGAGAATACAATGGCATTCAACGTAGCAGAATTTAGAGCGAACATGATTGGTGACGGTGCCCGTCCTAATCTGTTCTCAGTCTCTTTAGTTTTTCCAACACTAGCCGAAAACGGTGCATTAGCAGGTCAGAAAGTTAATTTCATGGCCAAAGCTGCACAGTTACCAGGTTCAACAATTGGTACTGTACCAGTTTTCTACTTTGGTCGTGAAATGAAGTTTCCTGGAAACAGAACCTTCGCCGACTGGACATTGACAATCATCAACGATGAAGATTTTGCAATACGAAATTCTTTAGAATCATGGATGAATGCAATAAACAGCCACGCAACCAACGTTCGTTCTGGTGCTGCAGCAACTTCTACAGGTTACTCTGTAGATGCAAGTGTTACACAATACGGCAAAACTGGAAACGAACTAAAGAAATACAACTTTGTTGGTATGTTCCCACTCGACTTGGCACCAATTGATTTAGATTGGGGTTCAAATGATGCGATTGAAGAATATACTTGTACATTTGCTTACCAGTTCTGGGAAACAAATACAACAACTTGATATATGAGGAGGGCCTTGTGCCCTCCATGTTTTTTTGATTTTATAATTACACACAAAATATGGCAAATACAAATAAATTCTCACTGTTCGGTTTTACAATTTCTCGTCAACAGGATGAGGAAGAAAAAACTGTTCAACAATCTTTTGCGCCTCCGACTACGGATGATGGCGCATTAACTATTACATCTGCCGCTTACTACGGTACATATGTTGACCTAGACGGTACTGCAAAGAATGAGGTTGAACTTATTTCTCGTTACCGTGAAATGGCAATGCAACCAGAAATTGAATCTGCGATAGATGATATAGTTAATGAAGCTATTGTACAAGATGATGATGGTAAAATTACTGAAATTATTTTGGACGATTTAAAACAACCAGATAAAATCAAGAAGGCCATCAAAGAAGAATTCAATACCATTCTTCGTCTATTCAATTACCAAAACATGGCTCAGGATATTTTCCGCCGTTACTATGTTGATGGTAGAATGTATTATCACATCATTATTGACCGTGAGAATCCACAACAAGGTATTAAAGAATTAAGATATATTGATCCACGTAGATTGCGTAAAGTCCGTGAGATCAAGAAACAAAAGGATGAACGCACAGGTGTGGAGATTATGAAACCTGTGAATGAGTACTACATCTACAACGACAAGGTAGTCTCAGGATCAGCCTCAAACTTTGGACCAGTCGGTACACGCATCACAACAGATTCAATCATCTCGGTGGTTTCTGGCCTTATGGATTCACGCAGAGCAGTTGTGTTGTCATATCTACACAAGGCAATCAAGCCATTGAACCAGTTAAGGATGATTGAAGATGCAACTGTTATCTATCGGATTTCACGTGCTCCTGAACGCCGTATCTTTTATATTGACGTTGGCAATCTTCCTAAATTAAAAGCGGAACAATACCTACGTGATATCATGGTCAAGTATAAAAACAAACTTGTCTATGATGCCAATACAGGTGAAGTCCGTGATGACCGTAAATTTATGTCTATGATGGAAGACTTTTGGTTACCACGTAGAGAAGGTGGCAAAGGCACAGAGATTACTACACTACCAGGCGGACAAAACTTAGGTGAATTGGAAGATGTTAAGTACTTCCAAAAGAAATTATACGGTGCATTGTGTGTACCAGTTTCCAGATTGGAACCGAATCAAAGTTTCTCACTTGGTCGTTCATCAGAAATTACTAGAGATGAATTAAAGTTTTCTAAGTTTGTTGATAGACTACGCAACAAATTTTCGGATGTTTTTGACCAAGCTCTTCGTGTACAGTGTGTACTCAAAGGCATTTGTACTGCTGAAGAATGGGATTTGTTCAAAGAAAACATTCATTATAATTTTATTAGAGATAATAATTTTGCTGAATTAAAAGAGGCAGAATTAATTAACCAAAGATTATCTTTATTGAGTGCAGTTGATCCATACACAGGTAGATATTTCTCACAAAAATGGATTCAACAAAATGTATTGCGTCTAACAGATGATGAGATTGTTGGAATGCAGAAAGAAATTGACAAAGAGAAAGAAATGGGTCTAGGTTTGCCTGTTGCGGTAACTAATGATGTTGCACAACAACAAATGATGGGTCAAGTTCAAACTGACCAGATGGTACAACAGGCAAAATTGATGCCTGACCAAGGTCAAGCTGGTGGAAGTTCTGGTGGTTCATCATCAGGAGATTCAAAAGCAAAAAGTTCTAGTGGTTCAAAACCAGTTAAAGGTGATTTGAGTTTAGAAGATACCACATTCACTAGATTAAAACGTATATTATAATTAGGAGATAAACATGGCAACAGCAAGAGAAATATTGGACTATGCAGAAAACGACAACGCAAAAGAAATGCGTGATGCTTTGTATTCTGCATTACAAGACAGAGTGATGGCACATATCGAAGCCCACAAACAAGTGGTTGCACAAAACATAATGAATCCACCAGAAGCAGCTGTTGAAGATGAAGCGATTCAAGCATCAGCTTAATTTTGTCATATTGGTATAAATATTATTCAAACAATAACAGGGATTACAAATGGCAAACAGATTTTCATATCAAGTATTAAAAGATGATACTCAACACGCAGTCATCAAACTTACTGGTGAATTTGATGGTACAGGTCAAGAAAACAATGTGGCCAGAATCCAAGCAAACACTCTATATGGTGCCTTAGATTACTCAAGAGCAAATCTATTGTCATCAACTGCAAACACAGGACCATTGTACTATTATGGTTTGACAATACACCGTATATGGTATGATTCAGATAGTGGCAGCAGTGATGTACAATTATATTGGGCAAATAGTAGAAGTGATTTAGCTAATTCTGGTGTACCAATTATATTCATGCAAGGTAGTGGTGAATATGATGGTGCTGGTAACTGGATTACTATTAAAAATCCAACTGTATCTAATACAGCCACAACATGGAACAACGGAGATATTGCAATTTGCACAAGAGGTCAAGTAGCAAACTCAGGTTATACAATCATTATGGAATTGCGTAAAGATAATGCTTACTATGACCGTGGACAATTTACCGATCCTGCTGCCTTTAATTATGGTAGTTACGGCATGAAACCATAAGGACCAAAATGAAACTTATTAAAGAAATTACCGAATCAGTAAACTATTTGGTGGAAGAAAAAGATGGAAAGAGAACTCTTTTCATTGAAGGTCCATTCCTGGTTTCTGAAAGAGTTAACAAAAACGGTCGCATGTATAAAGAAGAAACCATGCGTAAAGAAGTTGGCCGTTATGTAACCGAATCTGTAGAAAAAAATCGTGCCTTTGGTGAACTGGGTCATCCAGACACCCCATCTATCAATCTTGACCGTGTGTCTCACATTATTGTGGGTCTGCGCCAAGAAGGAACTGATTGGATAGGCAAAGCTAAAATTCTTGAAACGCCAATGGGCAACATTGCAAGAAATCTTATCGAGGGTGGAGGACAACTAGGTGTATCTTCCCGTGGTATGGGTTCTCTTAAAGCTATCAATGGTGTTAACATAGTTCAAGATGACTTTCATCTGGCCACAGCGGCAGATATTGTAGCAGACCCTTCTGCGCCTGGTGCTTTTGTACAAGGTATTATGGAAGGTAAAGAGTGGATGATGGTGGGTGGAATATGGACTGAGGTTCAATACGAAGAAGCTAAGAGAGAAATCAAACAAGCTTCTAGTAAAGACATTGAACGTGTCAGTTTAAAAATATTCGAAAACTTCATCAAAAAACTTTAATTATAAATATCCAATATAAAATCAAGGAGATTCTCAAAATGGGAAAATTTAATCTGACAGACGCCGCTAAATCAATTCTTACAGAAGGCGCAAAGGAAAACTTTGAAGCTTCTGTAGCTCGTGGCCACAAAGAAGGTTCATCTAAACTACCTACATCTGTTGCTTATGGCATGAAAGATGTTGGTGAAGTTGCTGGTGAGATCAAGAAACAAGATGACGAAACTGGTGATTACACCAAAGGTGTTCCAACAGCTACACCTCCTGGCGCAACACCACCTGTCGGTTCACAACCTGGCAGCAAACTATCTGGTCCTGCCGATTCACAAGGCGCTGAACACAAAGCTGTTCAAGCAGCCGCAACAGACTACTCTGCCATTCGTGACAGAATCAAGGCTAAGTTGGCAACACAAACAATGCAGTCAAATCCTGGCGCAACAGCACCTTATGTTCCAGAAGAAGTGGAAACAGAAGAAGAAGTAGTTGCTGAAGAAAAAGAAGGCCACGAAGATGCTGGTGAAGACAAAGCAATGATTAAGAAAATGATGAAGAAACAAAAAATGAAAGAACAGATGGACCAAGATGTTGGTGCACTACTTTCTGGTGAAGAATTATCCGAAGAATTTAAAACAAAAGCAACCACAATTTTCGAAGCAGCCGTTATTGCTCGTTCACAAGCCATTTTGGAAGAAGTTGAAGAAGCAATGTACGAAGAATTCGAAGCTTCAGTCGAAGAAGTTAAAGAAGATTTGTCTAAGAAATTGGATGACTACATTAACTACATGTCAGAAGAATGGTTCAAAGAAAACCAATTGGCAATCGAAAAAGGTCTACGTGCCGAAATCGTTGAAGATTTCATTCGTGGCATGAAGTCATTGTTCGAAGAACACTACATTGACATTCCAGAAGAAAAAGTAAACGTTGTTGAAGAATTGACCGACAAAGTTGAAGAATTGGAAGATTCATTAAACGAACAGATTCAGACTGCCGTTCAAATGAAGAAACAAATTAACGAATACAAAAAATCAGAGGCTATACATGCAGTATGTGAGGGCCTAACGCAGACTCAAGTGGAAAAATTGAAATCGCTCGCAGAGAGTGTTGAGTTTACCACAGAAGAAGAATTTGGTCGTAAATTGGAAACATTGGTAGATTCATACTTCCAGGCTCCAGTTAAAGCGATTGAAAGCTCTGCATTGCACGAAGCAGTGGAAATTGAGGAAGACAAGAAGCCATCGGCATCTGTTGATCCTGAAATTGCACAATACGCACAAATCATCTCAAAATCATTGGCTAAATAAATAAACTTTACCAATAAAAGATACTCATAAGGAGAACACTAAATGTATCTAACCGAAGAACTACAAAAAAAATGGGCACCTGTGCTTGAGCACGAAGGATTGCAATCCATTACCGACCCATACAAGAAAGCTGTTACAGCACTTGTTTTGGAAAATCAACAACGTGAGATGGCTTCTGCTCAATCTCAGTTGAATGAAACCACATATTCTGCAACACCAACAAACGCAGCCGGTGGCATTTCCAACTACGATCCAATCTTGATTAGTTTGGTTCGCCGTGCGTTGCCTAACTTGATTGCTTATGATGTTGCAGGCGTTCAGCCAATGACAGGCCCAACCGGCTTGATCTTTGCAATGCGTGCTCGTTATAACAACCAAAGCGGCGCAACTAGTAACGCTAATGAAGCATTCTTCAATGAAGCAAATACCGTAATCTCTGGTGTTGGTTCCGATGCAAACCCATACGGTTTCAAAGGCAACGTTATGACCGACACAGCAAGCGGATTTGGTTATGCAAATACTTCAACTGCTATTGGTATGCCAACAAGTCGTGCTGAAGGCCTTGGTGCTGACGATTCAACAGGTGTATTCAATCAAATGGCATTCACCATTGAGAAAGTTACTGTAACTGCTCAAAGTCGTGCGTTGAAAGCTGAATACTCACTAGAACTTGCACAAGACTTGAAAGCAATCCATGGTTTGGATGCTGAAACAGAATTGAGCAACATTCTTTCTACTGAGATTCTTGCTGAAATCAACCGTGAAGTTATTCGTACAATCTATACATGCGCTGTTGCAGGTGCTCAGTATGGTGTTACAACTGCTGGTTCTTTCGACTTGGACACAGACTCTAACGGTCGTTGGTCTGTTGAACGTTTCAAAGGTTTGATTTTCCAAATTGAACGTGATGCTAACGTAATTGCTAAGCAAACTCGTCGTGGCAAAGGTAACGTGATGATTGTATCATCCGACGTTGCTTCCGCAATGGCAATGGCTGGCGTGTTGCAATACACACCTGCTCTACAAGCTGACCTACAAGTTGATGACACAGGCAATACATTTGCTGGTATGTTACACGGTCGTATCAAAGTGTACATTGATCCATATTTTGGTGGTTACACAACCAACCAAGAATTGGTTACAGTTGGTTACAAAGGTACATCACCTTACGATGCAGGTATTTTCTACTGCCCTTACGTTCCTCTACAAATGGTTCGTGCAGTTGACCAGTTCACATTCCAACCAAAAATTGGATTCAAGACACGTTACGGCATGGTTGCAAACCCATTCGCAACAGGTATTACAACTGGCAACGGTGCATTAGACAGACGTAGCAACGTTTACTATCGTATCTTCACAGTTAAAAACTTGATGTAATCCCAGGGTACCAGGGATGGGAAGAGTCACCACTAGAGTGACATTTAAAGACCACCTTCGGGTGGTCTTTTTTTGGCTCCTAAATAGTAGATAGAGGAGATAACATGTCTGCATTATCCAGAACACCAGAAAATACCGATTTACTTCAACCCACCAAATTCTTATTAACATTTGAAAGAATTAGGGCCGCTCAATATTTTTGTCAATCAGTTAATCTACCTGGTGTTTCTTTAGGTGAAGTTAATAGAGCAACTCCATTCTTAGACATGTATTCACCTGGTACCAAACTAACGTATTCTCCACTTGATATTGAATTTTTGGTTGATGAAGAATTACAATCATGGAAAAACATATATGATTGGTTTCTTTCTATTGCTGATCCAGATGGTTTTGAAAAACGTGATGGCAGTAAAGAATTACAAAGCAACAAACATTTTTCGGATGCAACACTGACTATTTTAAGTGGATTAAACAATCCAATTTTAAGAATTCAATATACAAATTTATTTCCATTGAGTATAAATGATATTCAATTTGATACTACGCAATCCGCAGACACCATTATAACCGCAAGAGCAACATTTAGGTACCAATCATACAAATACTTGACAGTTTAATACTTTTGTGATATAATGTTTTGATTATGGCAATTATGAATAACTATGGAAACACTTGAACAAATACTAAAAATGTGGGAATCGGATGCAGTCATTGACCAGACCGAACCTAGTAAAGAACTATTAAAGATACCTGTATATCACAGTAAATATCTTGGCATTCTGACCAAACATAAAATCGCATCAAAGAAAGCCCATTTTGATTACCTACGTATGCGTAAGGTAAAATGGGAATACTTTACTGGTAAAATGTCACAAGATGAATTGACTGAATATGGTTGGGAACCTTTTCAGTTTGCATTGAAGTCTGACATCAATACTTACTTGGAAGCAGACAAAGACCTTATCAAATTATTGGAGAAAAAGGTCTACCATGAGGAAGTCGTTTCAGTTATTGAATCTATTATGGCCGAATTGAAACAAAGAACATGGCAACTCCGAGACTTTATATCATGGGAGAAATTCGTTGGTGGACAATGATGGTCAAATAAGATTGTTTATAAATACTCCAAAAAGGAGAAATTTATGGAAAACATATTTGAAAGTTTAAAAGATATTAAATTTGAAGACATAGACAATAAAACTTATATTGAACAAAAAGAATTATACATTCTAGATGCATTAAAAAGAAATTCAGCTTTCATTAAATGTCCAAAATGTGATGTTGTTGGTAATGAACCTAATATGTTAAGGTGGCATTTTGATAATTGTAATAGTATATTGAGGTTATGTGAACAATGTAATAATACAATACCAAGACAAGGCATAAAACCTTTTCTCTATGATGTTAAAAAATATTGTAATAGAAAATGTTATATGAATAGTAAAAAAGGTAAACAACCAATTAAAATGACGGATGAGGTTAAAGAAAAGATTAGTAAATCTTGGATAGGTAGAGATACCATAAATTATAGAAAACCAAAAAGAAAAAATAATGAGTGATTTGATTATTACAAAATTTAATGAAGTTTATGCCAAAATCAATTGTGAGAAGTCAACCGCAAAAGAACTTCATGAGTACTTCTCATTCCTAGTTCCGGGATATCAATTCGTTCCAGCCTATCGGAACAAGATTTGGAACGGTAAAATATACCTATATCATCTAAATGATTCTAAAATATATCTTGGTCTTATACCTTATATTAAGGAATTTTGCAATGAACGTAATTATAACTGTATATACGAAGAATTAACAGATGAATATTCAGTCTATCATGCACAAAAATTCTTTGACATATTGAATCTACATTCACAAGGTAAACAAATTGGTGTCAGAGAACACCAACAAAATGCATTTATTGAGTCCATGCAAAAACGGAGAACATTGTTGTTATCTCCTACAGCATCAGGTAAATCACTTATTATATATTTGTTATTCAGACAATTGTTGCAGTATCAACAGTTAAAAGGTTTAATCATTGTTCCAACAACAACTTTGGTTGAACAGTTATACTCCGATTTTGCCGACTATTCGACAGAGAATGGTTTTAATGTGGAAGAAAATGTGCACCGAATCTATCAAGGTAAAGATAAGATGACGGACAAGAACCTAACAATCTCCACATGGCAGTCACTCTACAAGTTACCATCAGAATACTTCCATCAATTTCAATATGTAATTGGTGATGAGGCACACTTGTTTAAAGCACAATCACTAACATCGATACTAACATCTTGTATCAACGCAAAATATAGAATTGGCTTGACTGGTACACTGGACGGAACCAAAACACACAAACTGGTACTAGAAGGTTTGTTTGGACCAACCAAAAAAGTCATATCAACTAAAG